GGCGTTTTTTGACTTGCGATTCTTCCCGCTGGCGTCTGGATATCTGATTATCCGGTGACCATTAGACTGCCATCGCTCATTGATAACGCGGATCACGTCCGGCGTGTCGAACAGGTCAGACAACTCAGCCACTGCGTGCCACCCATTTTGGCTGCTGGAAATGGCGCTTCGTATAGCGAAAATTTTGGTGATTTCACTACCGGAATACAGAGAACTAGAATAGAAAAAAGATGGAATCCACTAAAGGATGACGGCGATGCACTGCGATTGGCTGTGAGGATTGGTATTGTCGTTGATGCGCCTAGACTTTCAGCTATAAGTGGATCGCGGCTTTCTGCAGGGCACAATGACTGGACGCATGGAGACGATGATGGCTGTTGCAGCGATGAGCAAGCAGTCCGTTATGCAATAACCAAGGTTGCAGCAGAAATAGGCAAGCGCATGGCCTGATTTTCGTCATTCGCATGACGGTGATAGACTGGATAAAACGCACAAGGGGAAATCATGACCTCATCACTAAACAATCAACTACTCGCGCACCAAATATCCACCATCAAACATGCTGCCGGGCTAGGCCAATCCGTTATTCCGTATCTCAACGAGATGAAGGCCATCATCCGCAAGAAGGTGGCCGGATTCGATGCAGAGAAGCGCACAGCAAAGCGCCTGGAGACCATGCTCAATACGCTGGCTAACACGCTGAACAAACCAGCAGGGGCATGGCTAGCTGAACTGGAGAAGTCACTCAGGGAGTTTGCCAAGTACGAGACTGCATACCAGGCAGACACTATCGGCGGCTGGGTTGGCGTGAATTTCACTGAGCCGACCATTGGCCAGGTGTGGGCCGCTGCTCAGTTCCAGCCGCTGGCACTATCGACCAGCCCTATCGACTTCAACAAGATGATGGATGATTGGGGGGTTGATGAGGTTAACCGCCTGGTGATGGGGTGCAAGCAAGGATTTGTGGAAGGTCTAACAACTCGCCAGATTATCAAGAATGTGGTCGGTGATGGTGGCCTGGCTGACATATCACTGAGGAATGCCAAGTCGGTGGCAAATACCGCGCTGATGCACGTTGCTACCAATGCCAGAATGGCAGTCATGGAAGAAAATGATGATGTTGTCATCGGCTATGAGTGGGTTTCCACCCTGGACGGAAGGACTTCACCGATTTGCCAGTTTAGAGATGGCCAGGTATTCCTATTCACTGACAAGGTTCAGCCAAAGCCTCCAGCTCATTACAACTGCCGAAGTTCGGTGGCACCGAAGCTATCACCAGAATTCGACATCTTCGACGAAGGCGCTACACGGGCCAGCAAAGGCGCAGATGGTGGCAAGCAAGTATCTGCTGACCTGAGCTACTATTCCTGGCTCAAGACTCAGCCCGTAGCGTTCCAGGATGAGCGGCTAGGAAAAACCAAGGGATTGATATTCCGCAACGCAGGCTTAACACCAGAGCAGTTCAGGGCCATAACAGTCGATGATTTGGGGCGTCCTCTAACGCTGGAAGAGATGGCCGCAATGGATAAACGCGTGGCGTCTTACTTGTCGAAACGATGAAAGAAATTCATTGATGATTGACGTGCAAAAAATAACCCTCATAATGGTGGTGTTCAATCAACACATCATGAGGGTTAGGCAATGAACGAACTGATTACGGTTGTAGATGGTAAGCCTGTTGTGACATCCAAGCAAGTGGCTGACCACTTTGGGAAGCAGCACAGAAACGTGCTGGTAGACATAAAGAGCCTGCTGTCTGACTCTGGAGAGTTTGGAGAGCTGAATTTCCTGCTTACCACATACATATCGTCGCAAAACAAAGAGTTGCCCTGCTACGAGATGACGCGTGATGGATTCACCCTTCTTGCTATGGGCTACACGGGAAAGGATGCGCTGCTGTGGAAGGTTAAGTACATCGAAGCCTTCAATGCCATGGAGCGCGAACTGCTAACAGGCAATGCCAAGTTTGGCAGCGTAATGGATGCGCTCAATGAAGCCTGCAAGTTGATGCAGGATGACAAGGAGAAGGCTAGTGTGTTCGGATCTGGACTGAGTGAATGGAAACGAGTTCGCAAAGAGCACATGGAACGAGTCAATCAGTTGCAGTCAGATGTGCAGATGCTTCTTAACTTCAAGTAATTCATCATCACGATAAAAACTTCGCGTTGATGTTTTTGGTGGATGGTGTAAAGTTTGAATTGTGGTGCGCAGCAGAGCGTGAATCTGGTCTCAGAGCCAGACGCCACAACAAAATCCAGCAGCCTCTCAACGATGCACAAATGCTGGCGGCGTGGCTTCTGTCGATAAAAGGAGCGCATAACCCTCTTCGGAGGGTTTTCTTTTGCCTGCTACAATCGAAATATTCAATCGACAAAAAAGCCAGCGTTATGCTGGCTTGATGGTTAGCTCTGATAGGTATGGGTGACTACGAGTAATCGCTTTGTGAGTTCAGCTTTGCCATTCTGTCATCAAGCTCTTCTTGCTTTGATTTCTTCATGGCTCGATAAGCCCTCCATGTGCTTGTCCTTCTAACTTTTTGGCATGATGGGTGTATCTCCCCAAACTTACACATCCATCTGCGAGGCGTCATCTTTTCAGACATTACCGCTGCCATCGCCATATCAAGCTCGTGCTTGGACATGGTCATTTCTTCTGTGCTCATGTCGATCTCCGTTTGTTGTGTCCGAGGTAAGTATTAATCTAATTTCCTCCGCAATAAAATGAAAAAAACTAATCGTCACCATCAAGATATTTGCTTGACAACATGCGTGAGCTTATAATCGAAGCGTTATCAATGGCTGGGGGCCAAACATGCTTATCCGAAACATGATGCGCAAGTATTACGAAGAGGCTGGTGCCGAAGGGGCTGCTAGTGGCGGCGCTGGTGGTGAAGCTGAAAAGACGTTCACCGCTGCCGAGGTTGAGGAATTGACCAAGGGTATGAAGTCCAAGCTGGATGAGCTGCTGAAAGAGAAGAAATCAGCATCTCAGGCGGCAAAGGATGCGGAAGCTGCGCGACTCGCCGCCGAGCAAGAGGCCGCACGAAAGTCAGGAGAGTTGGACAAGTTCGAAGCGTCTCTTCGTGGTGAGTTCGAGAAGGAAAAAGGCGCATTAACTGGAAAGCTCACGGCTCTTGAGTCTCGCGTTTTGGGTGAGAGCAAGAAGGCGATTCTCGGCGGCTTCATTGGTGACTTCATCGCGCCAGAATCCGTTGACCTGGTTGCCCAGCTGGTAAAGACCGAGCTGGATGGCGACCAAGTAAAAACACAGTTTACCGACTTCGCTGGCAACGTCATCACGACTGACCCGGCAGAGTTCAAGAAGTGGATGGCAAAACATCCAGCAATCTCGCATCTCATGAAAGCAGATGCAGCATCCGGTGGTGGGGCCGCTGGTGGTAAAGGTTCAGGCAGCGGGGCTGCTCCCAAGTTTTCAGCTCTAAAAGACCTGCCAGTTCGATAACTGGCGACCAAACCACTAAGGGGTAAAAATATGTCTCTGTCACAAATGCAAGTGTTTAACAGCTACCTGATGCCTGTGTTGGCTGAAATCTACCCGCAGGAAATCCAGAAGTTTAACGCCGCGTCCAATGGCGCTATCGTTCTGCAGTCTGCTGGTTTCGATGGCGACTTTTTCCGTGAGTCGTTCTACAACGCCCTGCACTCTGCCCAGCGCCGAGTTGATCGCTATGCCGCTCAAGCATCCGCTGCCGCAACCGACCTGACCCAAAGCCAGCAATCCATGGTTAAGGTGGCTGGTGGTTTCGGCCCAATCCGCTACGAGCCTTCACAAATGTCCTGGCTGAATAAGCCGACTCAGGAAGGCATTGAAGTGGCTGCCCGTATGTTTGCCGAGGCCCTGCTGGCTGACCAGTTGAACACCGCCGTGGCTGCTGGTGTGGCTGCAATCGGTAACGTTGCCACGCTGACCAATGATGTGTCTGCAACTGCCAAGATCACCCACTCCGCGCTGAACACTACCGATGCTCTGTTTGGTGATATGTCTCAGCGCCTGGTCGCTCGCATCATGACTGGCTTGCAGTACCACACCTTGATTGGCGAGAACCTGACCAACGCGCAAGACCTTTTTAAGTCTGACACTGTGCGCGTTGTCGATATTCTCGGCAAGGCCATCGTGGTGACTGACGTTCCTGCATTGCGCGTTGCTGGCACTCCGAACAAGCAGAAGGTTCTGACCCTGACCGCTGGCGGCATCATGGTTTCCGACTCTGGAGACTTGATCACCAACATCGAGACCAAGAACGGCCAGACCCGCATTGAAACCACTATGCAGTCTGACTACACCTTCGGCCTGGGCATCAAGGGATTCACCTGGGATGAAACCAACGGCGGCAAGTCACCGACCGATGCCGAGCTGGCAACCGGCACCAACTGGGACAAGGTGAAAACCTCCGTCAAGGAATGCGCAGGCGTCCTCACTGTAGGTCAGGAGTAATCACATGGCAGAATCACGCAAGGCATGGCTGGTTGAATTCCCGACCTACCAGTACAACGAAGATGTGAAGGCTCTGGCCCGTCAGCGTAACCTGATCGTCTATGATGCCAAGTTTGCCGACCAAATCCCTGATGAGTGGGTGGAGAAAAAACCGCCAAAGCTCACCAAGGTAACGGACGTGGCAGCCGAGCAGAAGCCAGCAGAAGAGTAAGCCAATAAGGCGGCCAAGCGCCGCCTTTTCTTTATGGGGTGTTAAATGGCAACACAAACCGGAACTCTCAAAGCTGGTAATCAGCTCGTTATCGACTCTCAAGGTGCATCAGTTGACTATGACGTGTCAGTTACTGGCTACGCAGTTGACTTCAAGCGAATTCAGCAAGAAAACACTCTATCTCTCGGGCCGCACAAGGTTGATTGCACATACTCTGTGACTGTTAACTCTGGCTCACCATCCATCTACAAAGTGCAGCCAAATGGCCAGCGGGAGTACACCGCTGCCACGCTGCCAGATCCGGCTACGCTGGCTCCAGGGACGACGGTGTTTGTTGATGGTGTTGTGATGCAGACAACTGGCGTATCACTACAGACACTAATAAAAGAGTACTTGTTTCGCAGCGTAAATACACGGGTTCTTAGTGGAACACTGACAAACCCAGCAAACGG